GTTGGAGGGCAACAATGAGAGCACTGTATAAACGCACGAAAGGTAAGGCGTCAAATGTGCAGGACAGACTATACCACAAGAACGTATTTTGCATATCAAACCGCTGGATACGCTGGGCAAAACGATATTTAAGCAAAGCGAACAGGAGGACTGACAATGGCTAAAGAGTACATAAAACGAGAAGCGGCTAAGGCGCGGCTTAGAATGTGGATCACAGATTGCGTATTAGACGGGGACAATGAGGCGGCAGACTGTTTCAGGGACTGTATAGACCTCCTCGACAGTATCCCCGCCGCCGATGTTGCTCCGGCTGTGGAACTTGAAGATTTGAGGGCTAAGTATCAGGCACTCGTTGCTGAAAAAGCCAAGAATAGCGGAGACACGGCCGAAACGTATACAACCGGGTATCGCTATGGTCACAGAAACGGGCAGATTGAATTGCTCCAACAGATTTTAGGCATTTTCGATGGTACAAGCGAGCCGGAGGAGACAAATGAGTAAATACATAGATGTTGAAGCGCTGGGTATAGGCATAGCACGGGAAGAAATATTTGCTAAGGTGCGAGCAAGCCGGAGGAGGCAAATGAGTAAAGAGCATATAGAGCACGAAGCGGCTAAGGAACGGCTTAGAATATGGCTCTCGGGTTGCGTAATAGACGGGGCGAAAATGGATAAGGAGGAAACCAATGAACTGGATTAAAGTGAGAGACAGACTGCCAGAAGAAAAAGAACCGGTGATTATCCTGCTGCAAGATGGACAGATTTTTCGCGGCGAGATACGCATGAGACAATTATTGCCGGAATGGTGGTATTACTACGATGCCGGCAGCAGTGACATCGACATACTGGGGCTTGTATATCCCATAGAAAAGTTTGAAGGACTATGGTTTAAAGGTAATCCTGTTATTGCGTGGATGCCATTGCCAGAAACGCCGAAGGAGGAAAGCAAATGACTGATAAAGAAGCGATTGAAATGGCTATAAGAACCTTAGTACATATTAAGGATTCCAGCGACACACCGCACATAATTGCTGCTTGCAGTATTGCCATTTCTGCCCTGCAAGAGCGCAAGGAACGGCAATGGATTAACGTAAAGGACAGACCGCCGAAGGAGGAAAAATGAAACGAGTAATAGCAATAACAATATTAACCCTGCTGACCCTCGCCCTGTACGGGTGCGTAAAGGCTGAGGCTGGCAATCGTAGACTGTGGTTACTGGATGCGAGTCCGAGGTATTATGAAATATATGTCGATAACCTCACGGGGATACAATACCTGCGAACATACAAAGGCGGCGTGTGCGTAATGGTAGACGCGGAGGGGCAGCCGCTGATATGGGAGGGTGCGGAATGAGCTATGAATTACTGCGGCCTGATATAAGGGAGTGTATACGGCGCGGGGACGGATACTGCCCCTGCGCGATAATCAAGGATGAGGAAAGCAGATGTATCTGCAAGGAGTTCAGAGAAGGTCAGGAAACTAACTGCCATTGCGGCGTATGGAGGAAACATGACGATAGGGCAGAGGATACGAATGTACAGAGAAAAGAAGGGCAAGTCGCGGGCTGCGATGGAGCGCGAAACCGGCATAAGCGCGGCGACCATTTATCACTATGAGATGGACGGCATGGAGCCGACCGCGAGCAGAATCATATGGTTGGCAGATTATTTTAACATAACGGCAGATGAATTGTTAAGGAGGAACCAATGACGAAACGCGAACAACGGGCATACATCAGGCGGTTGCTTGTTCGTTGGGGGAAAGCCAAGAGAAACGCGAAAGAAATAGATAAAAAAATAGCCAGTATCAAAGAGAGAATGGAAGCGGTAGCGGATATTCGCCCACAGGTTTTATCGGGTATGCCGCACGGCAGCGACATTACCGACCCGACTGCCCGGAGCGCTATAAAGCTCATGGCGGCAAAGGAGCGGTATAATCTGCAAATGGCCGAAATGCTGGGAAAAATAAACGATGATATGTCATTCGTGGCGTTTATAGATGCTGCATTAGATGAGTTCCCCGCGAACCAGAGAAGGGTAATCGAGTTGAAATATAACTTTTACGAACATTTCTATTCGCGGGATATGCCATCTAATACCAGGGTAGGTGTAAAAATGGATAAATCCCCCAAGGCAATAGAGCACCTTGAAGAACGTGCGATAGACAGAATGATGAAATACATAGACATACCGGAATAGGAGGAAACAATGAGAATAAGCGATTTACCATTCGGAAGCAACATCAAAATCCCCGAGCGCCGCGAGGATGGAACCTACGAGCTGGCGGGCTACACCCTCGGTTGCCTCAATAATTTTGACGTAGGCACCGCAGGGCTTATCCGCGAGGAGGTACACAGCTTGTGCCGGTTCGGGAACGGCACGGAGTACGTCGGATCAGACCTGGACAAACGCATGACAGAAATATACAACAGCTACCCCGACGAGTTTAAAGAACTGATTATCCCCAGCACGATTTCGTTATATAATGGCAGCGGCGCCGAGAATATAACCCGCAAGGTGTTTGCCCCCACGTTGACCATGGTAGGCTACGGTGATAATGAAGGAATAGAAGAAGGTTTAGCATGGCCTATATTTACTGGAAGAAATAGCCGCAAAAAGACCTTTAACGGCTCGGCAGCCTACTGGTGGCTTTCTTCGCGGTACTCCTCTGACAACGCGTGGTACGTCTTCACGGACGGCTCCGCCAACTACTACGGCAACCCTTCGTACTCGAATGGGGTTGTCCCCGCTTTTATAATCCTCCAATCGGTGCAGATTGACGACACACCGGATAATGACGGCAGTTACAGATTGACGGTGCTGAATTATGCTTGATTCAGGCTTTTACAACATGGACTGCATGGAGGGGATGAAACAATTTCCAGATAAGTTTTTCGACCTTGCTATAGTAGACCCACCGTATGGAAACGCGATAAACCCAAGCGCAAATAACTTGCGGGGGGGGGGCAGCCAACTGGAAACAGCGCGGAAGATTCGGCGGGTGGTTCTCCAACTACGATTTGTCGGACGGGCGGGAGTTGGTCGAAGAAATACCAGAAAGGGGGTATCTTTGAGCGCGATATCCGAATATGGGATATCGCACCAGACGCAGCATATTTTGACGAACTGGGACGAGTAAGCAAAAATCAAATAATCTGGGGCGGCAACTACTTCAACCTACCGCCGACACGCTGCTTCTTGGTATGGCAAAAATTAACCATAAGCGAAAAGTTCAGCATGGCGATGTGCGAGTACGCATGGACGAGTTTTAACGACAATGCGAAATTGTTTGCCTGCGCCCCGCAAGGCACGGCGAAAGAGAAGCGCTTCCACCCCACACAAAAGCCGATAGCATTGTATACATGGATATTGAACCTTTACGCCAAAGAGGGATACAAGATACTCGATACCCATGTAGGCAGCGCGTCCAGCCTTATAGCCTGTTACCGTGCAGGGCTTGAATATTGGGGATTTGAAACGCACAAAGGATATTATCAAAAGGCTACTGAGCGGCTCGAAACCGAAAAGGCACAAATGAGAATGACATTTTAAATACACGAAAGGAGTTACAATGAACGAATTACAGATATTTAACAACAACCAGTTTGGAGAGATAAGGACTACTATTAAGGATGGCGAACCGTGGTTTGTGGCGGCTGATGTGTGCCGGGCGTTGGAAATCGCAAATAACCGTGATGCATTAACACGCCTTGAACAGGATGAAAAGGGTGTAGCTTTAACCGACACCCCCGGAGGGACGCAGGAAGTAACCATAGTAAATGAGCCGGGATTATATGCCCTTGTGCTCGGCTCCCGCAAGCCGGAGGCAAGAGCCTTCAAGCGGTGGGTAACGCATGAGGTTATACCCTCTATCCGTAAACATGGTATGTACGCCACACCGACCACGATAGAACAGATGATAGCCGACCCCGCCAACGCCATAAAGGTGTTTTCAGCCCTTAAACAAGAGCAGGAGCGGCGGAAGGAGCTTGAAGCGACAGTAGAACACAACGCCCCCAAAGTGCTGTTTGCGGAGGCCGTGCAAGCCTCACACGATAGTTGCTTAGTGGGACAGCTTGCTAAGATGATACGCCAGAACGGGAAGCCTATAGGGGCTAACAGAATGTTCACATGGTTGAGGGATAACGGCTGGTTATGCAAGAAGGGCGAAAACTGGAATATGCCCACCCAAAAGGCTATGGAAGCCGGATATTTTGAGATAAAGGAAACGGTTATAGCCAACCCTGACGGAAGCACCAGAATAACACGCACCCCGAAAGTAACGGGGAAAGGGCAGATTTATTTCATCAACTGTTTTTTGAGGGGAGAAAATGAAAATAGCTGTATATGCCATAGCTAAGGACGAAGAAAAATTCGTTGACAGGTGGTATGAGACGGCAAAAGAGGCTGATTATGTCTGCGTTCTCGATACGGGGAGCGCAGACAAAACCGTTGATAAGCTGAAATCATACAACTGCATCGTAAAAACCAAAATCATACAGCCGTGGAGATTTGATGTAGCGCGAAATGAATCATTGAAAATCATACCGGAAGATGCGGACGTGTTGGTATGCCTCGACCTGGACGAAATCATACAGCCCGGCTGGGCGGAAATCATACGGAAAAACTTTCACGGGACGCGGGGAAGGTATTTATATGTTTGGAGCCATGAATCATACGGCAGGGACGGAGTATCATTCAACGCCGATAAAATTCATACAAAATCATACTACTGGAAGAATCCCGTTCACGAAGTGCTGAAATCATACGGCGAAGAATCATACTGCGATTTGCCGCTGAGGGTTGACCATTGGCCCGATGAGAAGAAAAGCCGCAGCAATTACCTGCCGCTTCTGGAACTGGCGGTTATGGAAGAGCCGGAGAACGACCGAAACATGCATTACTTAGGCCGCGAATATATGTTCCATCGGGAATACGGCAAGGCCATTGAAGCGCTGGAGAAACATCTTGCCCTTAGAAGTGCCGTGTGGCCGCCTGAGCGGGCCGCCAGTATGCGTTTCATTGCTCGGTGTAAAATCATACAGGGAAAACAATTAGAGGCCGAGGCGTGGCTACAGAGGGCTATAATCGAGGCTCCCGAATACCGTGAAGCATGGTTTGAAATGATGAAAATCATGTATAATGCTAAAAACTGGAAATCATGCATCTACTACGGCGAATCATGCGTAAACATACGGGAAAGGCCGTTATCATACATCTGCGAGCCTGACCCGTGGGGGCCGCTGCCGTTTGATATGCTGTCTATAGCCTATTATAACACGGGCCGCCCCAGAGAAGCCCTGGAAGCGGCGAATCATGCGTTGATGTACGGCCCGGATGACAGAATCATGCAGAACGTGAAAATCATGCAATCATACATCGGGGAACCGTCCTAAGGTCTCCCGAACGACCCCAAGCCGGAAATCATATATCCCCACGCCGTCGCACTCTCGGCGGTAGATACGGGCGGCGGCGCGGGCCTCGGCGAGGGTGCTAAACTCCCGCCGCTCGTCGTACCCCTCGCCCCTCGTCCATATAATAACCTGATAACGCATCATGCTATGCCCTCCGTGTAAATGCTCGTCCCGTTACGTTTAAAACACTCATTCCAATAATCCGCCAGTTCTTCAGCGGCTTTTCTTGTTGCACAGAGGTTAGCGGCCTGCATTCCGGCGATCCTCTGCGAGATGTTCATGATGTTATCATTGCTGCTGACTGTCATAGTTCCTGCCCAATACTTACCGTCCAGATGCGCAGAAAATGCGATATAGAAGTTTTTCATATTGTACCTCCTTAAAATCATACGGCGGGGGCGGCTTTACGCCGCCACAACCGTTATATTGCGGTAAAAATTAGTGTCGAAATAATCAACCATACTGTTACTGTCATCGTGATGATAAGTATCAAGAACGGCGTTTATCTTGTGCAGCTTTGCTTTAAATTCTACAGTGTACTCCTTGTAGCTGTCGATATGATAATGGTTAATATCTATATCGTGGCTGATGCTGTAATCATAATCCCGGGCGGCATGGCTGCGGAGCGTGCGCTGCTGCTCGTCTGCGTCTAATGCGAACCATTTGTCACGGTGTATCTGTTCGCCGTCCTCAGTATAAAGCCAGTAACCTATATCATTACAGCTATAATTATTAATATATTCATCACGACCGATGAAGTCAGCGGCTGTGGCCTTGACCTTTATTCTCACTTCTTGTCCGCCGGAGAATGTTTTGCAGCTGACGGAAACGCCCTTAACGCCCTGGGCCTTCAGTTCCTCCCGGATCGCCTTTGACAGCTCGGCCCCGTGCAGGTATTTACCGGATTTATTGCCGTCCCAGCGGGCAGCCCCTAAATAGCCCTCGGAGACCGTGCCGCCCAGCCCGTTATCATGCTCACCGATGGCCGTTAATATGTCATTCTGAGCGGCGAACCCGTACCAGCAACCCTTCTTCGGGTTCCAGCGCATTTTCAGACCGCGCAGAGCGGTTAAAACCTCAGCGGCGGGTTTGCTGTCAAAATAAATTTCGTTGCTGTTATATTGTGCGTTCTTCTCGATTCTGTAGCTTGCCATTTTCGTAACCTCCATTGTTCGGGGTGGTTCCCCTTTCGATGTCTCTATTATATACGTGCGCAAGTATATAATCAACTGAAATATTAAGGGAAAAGCCTTAATAAATAAGATAAATATACTTGCGACAGTATGAACAAAATGTTAGAATATGAGCGTCAGGAGGTGATAACATGGGAACATCAGCAACACGAGCAAAAAACAAATACAACGCAAAAATGTATGAGCGGCTTTTTATTGCCGTAAAAGCGGGCGAAAAAGAAAAAATAAAACAAAGAGCGGAAAAATTAGGAAAAAGCATTAACGCCTATATAACCGATCTAATCTATGATGACATGAAAAAAGAGGGCTGATATAGCCCTCTTATATCATTATCCCAAACTTTGCCGCCAGCAGCTCCCGCCGCGCTTGCGGTATCGGTTTGACCCCGGCGCACCACGAATGCACTGCGGCCTTGCTTACCTCACAGGCCTCGGCGGCCTGCTCCAACGTCAGGCCACGGGCCTTGAGCTGATCCCGCAAATACTCGCCGTCGCTGAGCACGGGAGCGCACCGGCCCTGCATATAGGCAAGCTCCCACATGCCTTGTTGGTTGAGCGGCAGCGCGTGCTCGTCCTCGGTTATATCCTCCGCGCCTTGCAGCGCGTCCCGTATGGCTCTATCGACCTCCGGGGTGAGCTTGCGGTTAATAATCATATACCGCAAGCCCTCACCCAGCCCACGGATGGGCCACATATTAGCTGTTTGCACCCGGCAGTGCGCCCCGATGATGTCGGGGAGCTGCGCCGCCATTATACCATACGCCCGACCCAGGGCCTTAACCGTGTTGTCTGTCATGTTTCGCATCCTCCTTTTTGCCGCCGGGCTTGTGACCGGCCTGCCGCATTACCGCCCTTGCGGGCGTCACTCTGCGTTATACTGCCTTATAGCCATTCTCGGATGCATGCGCCTCGGCAATTATTTTAACGTTTGCCAGCAGCGGCTCCCCATCGCTCCCGGTGCCGACCACATCACCAGTCACAAAATATATATTCGCTCCGCGCATCAGGTAGTTGATCTCCGCCCCCTGCAGTGCGCCGTAACATTTGTAGCAACCCGTTATCCCGTCATACGTGGTATCATAGGCGGATATGCCGGCCTCCGTCTCGCCGGTGGCCCAGTTAGTAGACCGCCCTCCCCGCGGTAACTCGCCGAATCGTATATATATATCGCAATCATAGGGCCTAATCATGTTGGCTATGGTGGCCGCTATCTCGTCATCGTGATCATGCCCAAACTCTGGCACACAGCTACCCGCCTTGCACTCCTTGACTATTTCTCCAGCCCAGTTGTAATCGCGCCACGCTAACCCGCGCCATGCCCTGATGCCGTCGGCAGCTGTGCCGTATACTATCACGTTCTCGTCCCTCGTCATCATTGTCGTGTGCTCCTCTCTTGTTATGTCTGTATTATATACCTGCCAGGTTAAAAAGTCAACCGAAAAGATAAATAAACTAAAATAATAAGGCAAAAACTTTTGATGCGGGGGTTTGCGGGGGTAAATACCTATTATAATATCAATATGGAGTATTAGACCGAACCCCGAAGGGGCGGAAAAAAATAAAAAAAGAAAAATTGAAAAGATTGTCAAAGTCCCCCTATAAAGGGGGATAAACTATCGCAATAAATAGATTACCGTTGCGGATTGAGGAGGTGTAACGCATGGCAAGCAGTAAAGATCAGTATAGAGGCCAGCCACGACAGAGGCCAGAGCTCACCGAGGAGCAAAAAAAAGCAATCCGGTTATGGGTATGGGGTGAGGAGCAGGAGGACGGCAGCACCCATTATATAGACACCAAATCAGAGTTAGCCCAAAAGGTAGGGGTGCACAAATCCAATATAACACGGTGGTTCAACGAGTTCCCTCTGTTTGCGGAGGAGCTGGACAGGCAAACCGCACTGCGCAACGCGCAGGATGATAAGTTCTACCAGCGCATGAGGGCAAGGGCGCAACTTGTGCTACAAAAAAACCTAAATGCCCCCTATGCACGGGATTCTACGGCCGCCGCTCTGGCTATTCTGAGCCGCTGCGGGGACGTTGACGGGGTGCGGGTAGAGGTCGCCCAGGCCGACGCTGATAGAGTGATTAGGGGCGGTTTTGGACGGTCTGGCGGTGATGTATAGCGTCTGCATAGTCTGCATATTTCCGGCCCAAGTATTCGTTAAAGTGTAGTTTAACGAATAGTTATAAAGTAAAATGTATAAAGTGTTGTATAATACGGGGTTAGTACCTGCATACTGTGTATATATATACAAAAGTGCTGTTGAATAACCCCGTTTATACACCGCGAAAATGTATGTATATGCTGCATAATCGGAGGGGGTGGCATGGGGGTGGTTTTTATAGGGGGAACGCGCCAAACATATAGCTCCCCGCACATTTTTTCTCCCCCACAAAATGGACATTTACACAATTTGTGCCAAGTATAATGTTGACCCTAACGATGTGGTCTACTACTTCAAGCTGCGTAACGGTGAACCGCGCCTTATCCTCAAGGACGATTTCAACGATGTGTATGCCTGCACCCTCGATGAGAAAGCGAGAGTGCAGCTCATTTTCGGCGGACGCGGCTCCGGCAAATCGAACCACATTGTAAGGGAGATAGTAGCCGATACCTACAACGGCCATAATTGGCTTGTGTGCCGTTATTACAAGGTAGACTTAAGAACCTCTTGCTTTAATGAAATAATCTCTGTAATAGACGAATGGGGGCTTACAGACGAGTTTTCCGTTGACAAGTCTACCATGACCATTACCTGCCTGTATAATGGCCGTCAGATAATCTTCGGTGCGTTAGAGGAAACACGGAGATTGAAGTCATTGAAGCCAAAGAAGGGTATACTGACCGACATATTCATGGAAGAAGGCGATGAATGTCCCTCCTATGAGGCTTTTGAGGTTCTGGATAACTGTTTGAGAGGTATTGATAAGGACGCGAAGCTGAGAGGACTACCGCAGCCGAACAAGAGGATAATAATGGCGTTCAACCCGTTCCCTGAAACGCACTGGCTTTATAAGGTCTTTTTTGAACCCTTGTGGCATCACCCCGATGTGAAGTCAATAGACGAACTGAAAGCTCTGACCCTGAAAGACAAGACCGCAAGAGGTGTGGTCGAAGGATCAGATGTTTTTATTTTGAAAACGACCTATGCCGACAACCGTTTTCTCACCGAGGAAGATATTCAGAAAAGGGAGCAATCCACCGGGCAAAGATTATGGGTAGATACGTTAGGGAATTTTGGCAGATTAGGTTCTACCGTGTTCGAGCGCGGAAAGCACTGGAATATTGCAGACCTGTCCGGCAGGGAATTTAGGAATATCCGTGTCGGCAGCGACTTCGGATATAATCACCCCTGCGCTTTCGTCAAGTGTTCACTGGATAAGCATAACCACAAGATATATGTGTTTGATGAATTATTCGTGAACGAGGTCACTACCCGCCAATACGGGGAGCTGATCTACAATAAGGCACTGGGGCATGTAGTGTACTGTGACGCGGCGGAGCCTGACCGTATCAAAGAGCTTAAAGAGATGGGTATCCATGCGGACAAATGCAAGAAGGGCAAAGCCAAGGGGGCGAAGTCCGCTATCACCCGAAGAATAGACTGGTTGCACGACTATGAAATAATAATCGACCAGAAATGTGTGAACCTGATAGGAGAGTTTAAGGTTTATCGGTGGAAAACGGATTCCGCCGGACAGAAGTTAGACATACCGGAGGACGCAGACAACCACGGCATAGACGCGCTTTCATATGCCCTGGGATATGATATATTTGCCGGTACTAAGCTTATCGGCGGAGGTAGGATACTGTGACAGAAATGATTTTAACGCGGGAAGAAGCCCGCAGGATAAACGGGGATAACATAAGAACCGTATTCGGCTGTGCGCTGGAGGATTCCATTCTGAAAAGGTGCGATATGTATAAGGAATACGACTGCGCCGGTATGAATGGTATATATTCCCCTATCCCTAAATACGCGGTAGACATAGCCGCCGGGTACTTCATAGGCTCACCGTGCAAATACTACGTTCAGACGAATACGGTAGTCAAAAAGACTTCCGATGTTGCCGGGCGGCCTAAGATGCAGTTTGAGGACTTGCCCGATAAGAATCCGAGGGACGACGCATATTTGAACCGCTATCGTGCGATAATGCGCCGGAACCACGAAGACAAGGAGAATATGCGGCTTGCCACTTCCGCACTGATATGCGGCACGGCATACGAACGGATATACGCTTCTAAAAGGGACGGCCTGATAGCTCCAAAGTTCAAGCCCGTGGATCCCAGAAAAGCAATGCTGTTCCACGACCAGACCATAGACCGCAATCCCACGGCTTTTATCATTCGAGAAGAATATTTTTCGCTCGTGGACAATCGGAAGTATGAGACCTATGAACTGATTACGGACGACCGCTGGACAAAGTATATATTTGACGGCAACGTTCGGGAAGAACCCGCCACAGCTTCCGAAATGGCGCTGCTTAAGACCTGCGGCATACCCATTGTAGAATACCCCATGCCAAACAGAGAAGGGTATTTTGAAAAGGTTCTTCCATTGGTTCACGCGAGAAACGCCATTCTGAACAACGTTTCCAACACGTTTAAATATAACGATGAGGCCATTCTTCTTATGATTGGCTACATGCAGCCCGAAACCGATGAGGACGAAGAAGAATTCCACGAAAGGCTGTCCAAATTCAAGACCTTATATCTGGGCGAGGATAATAAGGTTGAATGGCTGATAAAGAATGTTGACATACAATCCATTCAAGGGTACTTCGACATTCTGACTGGCGATATATACGCCTCTTTAGGCCAGACCAACCCCACTGAAATAGCCGAAGTGTATCAGAATATCCAGGCCGTCAGATACCAGAACTACGGTATGGATAACACGATAATAGCGTATGAACGTAACTTTGAAAAAGGTCTGCTGGAGGGCAGGGCGCAGAAGATAACCGCGCTGATGAATGAGGGAACCGCCAACCACTATAATTGGGAAGTGTTAGATGTGGCGTTCGCAAGGAATATTCCTTCCTCTATGACGGACGAGGCGCAATTTATGACCCAAGTCAAGGGCTCCGGGCTACTTTCAGATAAGGACATTCTTGATATGGTGTCTTTCGTGGAGGATTCCGAGGCCGCTCATCAGCGGAAGCTTGAACAGGATAAGCAGGAGGCAAACGAAATAGCGGAGGCAATGAATGTACGAGTACGGGGACGAACGGGCGAAGAGCCTGAAAAAAACAATAACGAGGGCGTTTCTGAAAACTAAGGAAACGCTCTTTTATATTGATTCCAACACAAAGGTAATCGACCAGATAAATCTTCTGTACAGAAAAATCCTGAGATTATCCGAAGAAGCGTACTTGGATATAGCCAAGAAAGCATACGCAGACCATAACGGGCCGGATAGGATACTCGAAGCGTGGGTAATAGGTATTCTGGACGATTACGACCCTGTTGTTAAATATGTTTTCACAAAAGAACTGGAACGAAAGGGGGCAAGATTGGCTGAATCCATAATCGCAGATGCCGAGTACTCCGGCAAAGACCCCCCTACCGTCAATTATCCCCCTATAAAGCAGGATTTCACGCGGGGATTGAACTATGTGACATGGCAAACAGACCAATTCGCCATCACCGTTGAAGATAAGACCGTAATAAGGGCCTTTAAGGACAACGGTTATAAAAAAATCAAGTGGCACACACAGAACGATGAAAAAGTCTGCAAAGAGTGTGAAGAACGCAACGGAAAAATTTATCCAATAGACAAAATACCGACAAAACACCCTAATTGCCGGTGCTATTTTACGCCAGAGAAGGCATAAATCCCATTTTGTCAGAGAAGACATAAATCCCAAAGGAGAAAAAATGAAAATAGACATTACCAAAATGGAAGGCTATCGGGAAGATATGACCGCCGAGGAAAAGCTTGCGCTTTATTCATCTTATGAATTTACACCTGATTACACAGGATATGTAAAAAAAGATGTATTCGACAAAAAAGCCTCCGAGGCCGCCGAGCTGTCGAGAAACCTTAAATCCTATAAGGAGAAAGAAATGACGGACGAGCAGCGCAGAGCCGAAGCGGAAAAAGCCGCCAAGGACGCGGAGAACGAATACAAGACTAAGATTTGCAGTCTTGAAATAGGCAAGATATTTGCCGGAGCAGGGCTGAAAGAGGACGATTTTCCCGAAATGCCTACATTCACGGAGACGGATAAGGCTACGGCTTTTGCGAACTCCATCGTAAAGCTTCTGTCCGCCAAGGTGATTGCGGCGGAGCAGAAGGCGAAAACTGACCTTCTGGGCGGCGGCACACCCCCTGCTTCCGGGGCAGAGGCAAATGAAGCCGCTCAACTCAAAGCGGAGTGGGCGGAAGCTGTCAAGTCGGGCAATATGCTTAAGCAAGTGCAGCTTATGACCCTCGCGCAATCCAAAAAAATAGACTTAACTTAAAGGAGAAAATATCATGGCAAACGCCCCTATAATGAGTTTTGCAGTACCTAACTATTCCGGCCTGCTCTACACCAAGAGCAACACCCAGACCCCGTTTATAAACCTTATAGCGGAGCCTCAGTACACCAATCACGTTCAGTTCGCGGTAGATCAGGAGTATTCCCTTGACACTCCCTCCCAGCCTGCCATATCCGAGCAGGCATCCATGACCGCGCCTGACACCAAGAAGATAACCCGCACCCAGCACACCAACGTGACCCAGATATACCAGAGGGCTTGCGAGATTTCCTATGCCAAGGAATCTAACATGGGTACTATGAGCGGTATCAACATAGCCGGTCAGCAGGCGAACCCCGGCGACGAGTGGAACTGGCAGATTTCCCGCCAGATGCTCAATATCGCCAACGATATAGAGTTCACTTCCTTGCAGGGCGAGTACAACGCCGCTACCACCGATGCTACCGTCAACAAGTCCCGTGGTATTCTTACCGCGCTGACCACCAACGTCATAGACGCGAAGGGCTCAGGTTCTACCGCTGCCGCGCTGACCAAGGCTATGATAAAGTCACTGGTCAAGTCCATCTTCGACAACGGCGGTGATGTGAACGGTATGATACTGATGTGCAATTCCTTCCAGAAGGCGGCTATTTCCGCGCTGTATGAGGGTTCCATGCAGATGCCGGATTCCCGCATGGAGGCTGGTGTGAACGTGACCCGCCTTATCACCGACTTCGGCGATGTGGGCATAGTCCTTTCCCGCGCCATGCCCAAAGACCAGATACTTCTTTTCCGTCGTGATGTAGTGCATCTTGTAGAGCAGCCCACCCCCGGCAAGGGCAACTTCTTCTTTGAGGAACTGGCTAAGAACGGCGCGGGCAAGAAGGGCGAGATATTCGGACAGGTAGGTCTGAACTACGGCCCTGAATGGCTCCACGGCAAGATAACCAACCTCACCACTGAATAACCATGAAATTCTATCAGGGGAACAAAACGAGTATCCCCTTTGATGTGAAGGAAGATAAGGCCATAGCACAGTTTGTGCGTGGCCTTTTTGAGACTTCCAACGAAGCGACGATAAGAAAGCTTATCGCCCTGGGATACGAACACGACGGAGAGTTTAAGGAAGAAGAACCCAAGCGGCGGGGCCGCCCCAAGAAGGAGGAATAAATGAATGAGGTAATGGTAAACAACGTAAAGCTTCAAACGGGTGCGCCGGACGGCGTTATCCTGATGTTTTTGGAGCGGTATACCGCAATAGCGTGTGCCATTACCCGCTACAAGGAGCCTCCGAAGTGGTTAGAGCCCTATATAGAGGACGCGGCGGTAAAGGCGATAGGGAAGATGGGCGCAGAAGCCTTTAATTCCCAATCTGCGGCGGGAGTGTCCACTAACTATATAGATATTACCGAGAATCTTAAACTGGCTTTAAAAGGCAAAATGAACCCGTTAGGAGCGGTATATGAGAGCGAAGGATAAGAAGGACGTTTATGTGCTTGCCCCCATTAAGGAGACGATAAACGGGCAGACTGTTGTTTCGGAGTGGGCCTTAGTCAGACGGTATAAACTTGTGGCTAACTCTGCCGGAAGCGCAGAGGATATAGCCATGTACGGCGAACGTATCAAGGAATATATCAAAATCTGCAAAGACCCCTCCGATGGGCCTGTTCAGATAGTCGAGGGTGACGGAATCTGCTTGAACGACCCGCAGGAAACGCCGAGCTATATTGTGGAATCCGTCAATTCCGCCCGTGGGTTCTCGACATATACGGCAAAGAAGTATGTTTAACGCCAAAGTTAAAGTCATAAAGAGGTTTGAAAGGCCGGATATTCAGTCCGCCATCCGAAAAGGCATAGAAAGCGGCGGTAAGGAAATGGCGGATATAGCTATCTCTATGGTTCGCGTTGATTCGGGAGAACTGAAAAATTCGATAGAGTTTACCATTTTCGATGAGAAAACCGGAACCGTAAAGGGAAAGGTGCATACCGCAGCTATCCCGCAGGCTATGACGCTGGAATACGGTACGGGTATTTATAACGAGCTGGGTTCTTCGGCAAAAATCCCGTGGTATGTTCATGAGAGCATGGCAGACCTGAGCAAGTACAACTTTGAGACCGTCCTAAGCAAGAAGGGACTGTTCTACAAGGTTTATGGCGCACACCCTCACCCCTATATGAAGCCCGCCTTTGACGCGGCAAAGGATTTTGTTGTTCAGTCCGTGGCGGACGAGATAAGGAAACTGCTATGACGAATATCTATAAGGACGCTCAGAAGTATCTTAACAAAAAACTTAAAGTTGAGGTTCAGCCGGAATCTGACGAGACCCCCGAAAGGTATCCTATCGTGACATTGAACATCACACAGGAGACATCGGTAAAATCCTTAGAGGGCGAAGCGCTTCCCGCCACCTCAATAAGATGTGGTGTGTGGGGCGAGACCTACATAAGCACCAAGGGATTTACAGGCGTTCTCGATTTGGCTGACAAACTCCACGCCGCAATGTTGGAAAAACACTATATCAAGACACGCTCGACAGAGCCGTACCGAGACGCAAACGGGAAATGGCACGTCAACGTAGTCTATTTCAAAAAAACCAAAACTTTTTAAAAGGAGAAATATATGGCACAGTATCAAGCTTCCGTAGGCCAGCGCGTATTTTATGATACCGCTTACACTATGGCAAACAAGACCGAGATAGCCGGTCTTACCCAGACCCCCGATAAGGGCGGTTCGCCCTCCGAGGTTTCCGTAAACATTATATCTGAATATTTCGTGCGTAACCTTGCCGGTCAGCAGGAAATGCCCGTGTTTGAGTATTCCTTCGTCCCCGACTTCACCGCCGAGACCGGCAATATGGCGAAGATGGGACTTCTGGTCGGTGATGTTATCTGGATTTACGAAGAGTACGAAATCCCTTCCGATGCTACCAAGCTCGGCACCGGTATTCTTTACAAGGGCAAGGTCGTATCCATGTACGCGGGCGGACAGCAGGCGAATAACGCCCAAACGGGCGCATTCTCCGTCAACCTTGTCGGCGATTCCGTGTATATCGCATTCCAGGGCGAAACGACTTCCTATGTTGACCTGTTCAACGGCAAAACCGTAACTACCCCCGTATAAAGGAGAACAACATGAATATCGGTGAATTTGAACTTAAAGCCTCCTGCAAGGCTTATTGCGACCTCAAACAGAAAATAGGTGCTCCTAATCTCAAAGTAAAGTTCCTCACCGCTTACGAGCAGGGCGATTTGGATTTCTTTGCAGATGTGGTAATGTCGTTTGCAAACCCCAAACCTAAGAGCAAGCAGGCCGTGTTCGATGAGTTTGACAAGCTCATGGAGCAGGGTACTTACATGGAGGACATCTATACCGAGCTGGTGAACTTCGCTTACGGTATGGGTTTTTTCGGTCGTGTAGACCTGAAAGGGCAGAGCATTCAGGACTATATGAGAGAGCCCTTAAACAAGCTGGATATGTCGGCGGCAATGACCGAGGCGATAACGGCGGCAGCGGCGGACGTGGCGAAGAGCGTCGTTCGCTAAGAGAGCAGTTCGAGGACGTTAAGAAAAACATTGAAAAGGACTTCACCGATATAATCTACGATTTGCTCAAACGTGCAAGCATGGCGGGAATGCTCCCAAATCAGTTTTGGGAGCATGAACCCGCCGATATTGTAGACTATATCGAAGCCCGCGAGGAAAACCAGTGCAGGGAAATGTACTATTCAAGCGTGCTGGTATCAAGGTTTATTGCCGCCAACATAAGCAATATGTTCTCCAAGTCCAAGCACGATTTGCCGAAGTACGAAGAACTGTTTGTTCCTGCGTCGTGGGAGCGGAGCCTTGACAACAGGATAGACGAAATAAGAAATAAATTCGGAGGATATGTCCGTGGTCGTTGAAGAATTACAAATTTTAGTCGGTTGTGATGCTTCAACCGCCGAGAAGGTCTTGACCGAACTGGAAACCAGACTTAACCGATTTGTAAAGCAGTCGGCAAGCAGTATGCAGAACGCGAAGGCCATACGCGCACAGGCCACAGCGGAAAAGGAAGCACTTAAAACCGAAGCCGCAAGGGTGAAATACGCGAACGGTATAGCCAAGTTAAACCTTGCGCTTGAAGCCGCGCAGCGGAAAGCCGCACAGGCAGCCGAAAAGCTCAATGAAAAGATGCGCAAAATATTCGCCAGCGCAAGCAAACAGAGCAATGCGTTTGAACAGATGGCGGACGGGCAATGTGAATCCTTAAATAAGGTTGCGGAGACCGCCGAGGAAGTAGAGCGCAGATTAGACGAGGCGATGAATAGAACCCCTAACGGATGGGGGAAAAAAGAGAATGCACGAATGGATTCTGATGCCGAGGCTTTTGAGCAAAGCTACAACAGGACTGCTCCAGACCGTGATTTGGCAGAGAAATTTGTCAAGGAAGCGAATACTGCCGAGCTGTTCAACATGAAGCTCGACCAGCTCTATGAAAAGCTGCAAAGGCTCTTAGGCGTGGAAGAAAAGCTATCCGAGGGCGGCGGCACAGGGCAGGGGCTTGAACGTGTCCGAGGGCAAATCCTGTCAGTGACCGAGCAGATACAGAAGATGCAGGAAAAAGCAAAAACGGCCTTTGAAACACTGCCCAAAACCGCGAAGAAGGCCGCCGCAAAAACGCAGGGTGTTTTCGCAAAGCTCGGTAAGGCTATTGGTAAAATCCTATCGCGAATGATTATATGGCGGGCCATAAACGCCGTGATAATGAGCGTTCAAGAAGGACTGAACAATATGGCGCAAGCGTCAAAAAAAGCCAACGCTACACTATCGCAACTGCAAAGCGGGTTTACTTATGTGAAGAACTCCATAGCAAGCGCATTTATGCCAGTCTTGCAATCGTTAGTGCCAATAATAACGAGGGTTGCAAACGCCATAGCGGGGTTATTCAACACCATCGGCGCGTTCTTTGCAAAGCTGAGAGGGCAGGACACCTTTACAAAAGCAGTATATGTTCAGCAGGATTATGCCGCTTCTTTAGGTAAGACAAACAAAGCTGCGAAAACCCTTAAAAACACTCTGGCGAGCTTTGACCAGATTAACCTTATCCAAAACGAAGGCGGCGGAGGCGGAGGCGAATCAAACCTTGTCGGCGATATGTTTAAGGAGGTTAAGATTCCGGCAGGTGTTAGCAAGTTTGGACAAGCAATCCTTGACTTCTTTAACCGTGTCAAGAAAAAAATACCGACGCAGGTAATAAACAGATTCAAGGAATCCATAGGCAAGCTTAGTGAATCGTGGAAAAGATTCAAAGACGCATGGACGCAGTTCAAGGACAATCCAGCCATGAAAAAGTTCACTGATTTTGTGGAATGGCTGATAGCTAATGTTGCAGCTACGGTAATAACAGATGTCAGCATTGCCATAGAAAACCTTTCGTATGTTCTTGATATATTCACCGGTGCTATGAACGGTGATTGGAAAGCCGCGTTAGATGGTTTCTGGAAAATACTTGTTAATATCCTTGATGCTGTAGTTCAAACTAAAACAATGCCAGCTATCAGGCTGATAGATAAGATATTCGGAACAGACTTTGAGCAGCGGTGGAACAACTTCATTAAGCTTCTAAAGGAATCTGATTTTGAAACCCTTATCGACAAAATAAGAGAATCTACCAACAAAATGGATAGTGGCGGTATATCGTCCAAATTCGCCGCCATCGGCAAAGCCGTAGAGTTTTTCAAGATTCAAATAGATGGGTTAGTTGCACTGTTTAATGGTGACTTTGACACCGCATGGAGAAAACTTAAGGAATACGTATTAACTGTCGTAGATTTTATTGTTCAACTGGTAGCCATGCCTGCTATAAAAATCGCCGATAAGATATTCGGCACCAACTTTGCGGGCGAATGGAATGATGCCATAGCCGCCATGAAAAACAATAGTGTTGGAGATGCCCTCAAGGAAGGTACAGAGGAGGCAGACGAGGCGACCACAGGGCTGAAAAATAATGTACAGGATATTAAGGACGCATTCAACGGGGTAGAACCAACCGCAAATACCGCTATGTCCGGCACGGCAAAAGCCATGAAGGACGCGCAGCCCGAGGCGAACAACCTCAAAGAAAAAGTGGCGCAAATGTGCGACGCGATAAAGCTGAAATACGGCGAGGTTGGGCAAAGCAGCGGGGATGTGGCTAATGCGTTTGGCAGCGCCAACGAGAAAATTCAAACCTCTTTCGGGTCGCTAAGCAAAAAGGCGGATGAAACGTTCTCGAAAGACTCGTGGGACGAAAGAACCGGCGTAATCAAGACCTCGCTGTCGAAAAATACCGACGAAGCAACTACCAAGTGGGACAACGATATGTCCTCATGGTGGAAGGATAAGGTTGAACCGTGGTTCCAGCAAAACAAGTGGGTAAACTCTATGCAGGGCGTTAAGGAAGCCTTTGCCGCAGTATTTAAGGGCGCTGTAAACGCCGCTATCACGCTGATAAACAAGTTTGTCAACTGGGTAAATGATAAGATGCACATCACTATAAAGCCGCTGGTTATCGGTGGCAAAACAATATTTGATGGCGCAGACTTCAATCTATTTACCCTTAAAACTATCCCCTTGCTGGCGCAGGGCGGCCTTGCTTACGGCGATACCCTCGCAAGGGTAGGCGAATACGCCAACGCCAAGAATAATCCCGAAGTCATAGCCCCCCTTGATAAGCTGCAATCCATAATGGGCGGGCTGAACGATAAGGATACCCAAACCATCATAGCCCTGCTCAAGAGAATAGCGGATAAGGACGTGGAGATAGCACTGTACCCCTCTGCGAAGCTGGGCAGGATAGTCAATCAATCGGTCAATATGAACAATATTGCCATAGGTAACGTGTGATGTATAGATATGATATAGGCTTAAAGGTGGGGAGCTATACGCTCCCCGACCCCTCTAAACTGAATATGACACTCGCTGACCTCGATACGGAGGCTGAAAGAGACGCTTCCGGCACACTCAACCGAACAATGGTAGCGCAGAAGCTGACCGTTGAATTGTCGTGGGACGTGCTGACATGGGAGTTGTGCTCGGCGATATTACAGGCTGTCGATTCGGACAGCTTTTCTTTTACCTGTCCGAACCCTAAGACCCTTGCGGGTAACTATTCCGGCACGTTTTATGTGGGCGACAGGAAAGAAGAAATTATTTGGTTCCCCGAAGGTGATAAGAACAAGGCGTATATTTCCTTGAGCATGACGGTAATAGAGTATTGACACTTCCCCCTAAAGGCGTGATAATGAAATTACATATCTTTAGGGGGTTTTGTTATGAAAATAATAGCTCTTAAATGCCCAAACTGTAATGCCGATATAGAGTTAGATCAGGATAGGGAATTTGGTTTCTGTAATTATTGCGGAACCAAGATAATGATCGCCGATGCCGTACAGAAAGTGAGCGGTACGGTGAATATCAACCGAACCTCTGAAATTGGCAATATTCTTAGACGCGCAAGGGACTACGAAAACCGCGAAATGCTCGACGAGGCCGAAAGGTATTATGACCGCGCCCTCGATATAGATATAGACAACCGAGAGGCGCAGGAGGGCTTAGAGCGCGTCAAAACCACCATACTTGACCCAAACGTAATAGTAGAGCGTCCTCCGGCAGAAGGCTCATACTATGAACCAATCATTATTGAAGAGAGCGGCGTTGAAGTATGTCGGCTCGGCATGGGAGAGCGCAGTTTTATAAAATGTTCGGTTGGTAGGCATACCTTTGACATAAAAACAAAGAACCGCTCAATCAAAGCAAGGATAATAATAACGGGCAGGCAGGATATGGCGAAAATATACCTCTGGAATGTTAGAGGCAATGGCCTGTGTGCAAAAGCGGTAGGCAGCGCCAGTATAATAACAAAAGGCACTCCCGATGCATACCAACCGAGAAAAAAAGAAAAACCGTCTGGCTGCCTTATCTTCTTTCTCGTGACGTGCGCCATACTCTTTGTGTTCGGAATATTGGTAACACTCGCGGGGCAATAAAATCCCCATGTGACACCTTCGGGTGTCTTTTTTATTGGAGGCAAAATGTATACAGTAAGCACAGGCTTTCGTAACGCCGTAATGTCGGGCAAGCCCCAAAAGCTAAAGCTGACATTCGGCGAAAATCAGATAGCGGAACAAAACCTCTCTATCTCCGGCTTGACCTATTCAAGTATGGCTTTTGAGGACGAAGAACTGACGATAGGCGCGGCCTGTTCCGCAGAGCTGGGGATAGAACTCCTTAACTTTGACGGGGGGCTATCCTCTTTTAACTTTGACGGCACGGAGTTCACCGCTTCGATAGGTGTACTCGTGGGGGAAGAATACGAATATGTTCCTCTGGGCGTGTTTATCTCCGAAAAGCCCGACAAACTTAAACCTAAAAAAATAAGTATCACCGCCCATGACAGAATGATAAAGTTCGATGTGAGCGCAGATGCTTTTCTTAATTCTCTTTCGTACCCGACTACACTAAAAAATATTTTCACATCGCTTTGCGCTCATGTCGGCGTACCTGCTTCAATGGCAGACTTCCCCAATTCGGGGAAAACCTTTGATTCGCCGCTGTTCAGGACGCAAGATGTTCTCTGCCGGGAAGTTCTTCAATGGATAGCCGAGGCGGCGTGTTCCTTTGCCCGCATATCCCGAAGCGGGGTATGTGAACTGGCGTGGTTCACCGATGCCGATGTCACCTTTAATAAGACCGCCAATTCTGCGGACTATTATAACGCCGTGGTATCGGAGTATCAGGTAGCCAAGATAGACAAATTACAAGTAGCCGCTTCCGAAAAGGACATAGGCGTAATAGTCGGCACGGGGACGAACGCTTATCAGATAATAGACTGCCCTATGCTGTATGGCTATACCGATGCACAGATAAGACCTTATGCACAGGTTATCTATAACCGCTTAAACTCCTTTGCGGCGTTTACGCCTGTCGAGCTGGACGCAAAGGGCGATTGGTCTTTGGAAGCGGGCGACTTGATAAAGGCAGTCACGGACGATGGAACTTATACCTTCCCCATTTACCGCATGGACTTGACCTTTAAGGGCAGGGCAAGGATACAGTACATAAGCTCCGGCTCCCCCTCACGCCCCGCCATAAGCGCGGAGAACCGCCGGACGCTCATAGCCGGACGCGCAGCCCATGAAATAGAAATGACCGTTGAGGGAATGAAGCAGACGGTCACACGGGTAGCTTTCCTGACCCCTGTTGAATCCGACACCGACCCCTCTTTAGGGTGGGACGATGACCAGAAAACCGCGAACACGGGGTATCAATGGTACAACGATGGCAAGATAAAGGTATGGACGGGTTCCGCGTGGCAGACGGTCATCTCCCCTAAATACAATCAGACCGCCACGCCTACGGGCGCAAAGGAGGGCGAATACTGGTACAATCCCGCGACAAAGGAAATAAAGCGTTACACGGGTTCGGCGTGGGTGGTAGATAACACCGTATGTATGCCTACCACATGGACGCAGAATATGCAGACACAGCTTGAAATAACCGCCGAGGGATTGTCGAGCACCGTCACCAAGGACAATATTATTTCCACCATAAATCAAAGCTCGGAAGCGGTATCAATAAGCGCGTCAAAGATAAACCTTAACGGCGTTGTCACGGCGAACAACAACTTCAAGATAGATACAAACGGCAAGATGACGTGCGTAAACGCCACCATAAGCGGCTCAGTGACCACCGGCAACCTTGAGGCATCAGGCGGTACGATTGCGGGATTCGATATACACGGCAGTTACCTTGAAGGCAATACTTGCACGTTGTACTCGGGGCAAAGTGGAGGTAAGTTAAAGCTCGGTCAAATAACCCTATCAGGCCAAACCAGCGGGCTTTATACGCTGGGAGTGGATTATTCCATTAACGCCGGTGCTACTATATTTACTAAAGGCTATCTGCAATGTGATCAAATTTATGATTATTCTGTCAACACTTATACGCTACGCTGGGCGGCATCAGGCGGAGGATATATAGGCTATGCTTCCTCCTCGATACGCCGCAAGGAGAATATTCAAGATGCGGGGTTGGATTGTATAGCAAAAGTGAACGCTCTACGTCCCCGTAAGTTCACATGGAAATCCAGCGGTAAGCAGGATTACGGGCTTATAGCCGAAGAAGTCTATAAGGTATGCCCCGAACTTGCTATAACCGAAAAAATCAATGGCAAAGATGTCCCGTGCGCCGTTGATTACGAGGGCGGATTGCCCAAGTTGTTATTGCCTTATGTGCAGGACTTAAACCGGAGATTATCAGCATTGGAGGAAAGATATGGCGCTGTATCTACCTAAAACTACAAAAGAGGGCGTTCCCGTAAATTATTGGGTAATAGATGATGTTAAGATAGACAGAGTAAACAAAAGGGTTGACGCGACAGTCAATCCTTATTTTTCGCAGGAAGCACGGCTGGCGGGTGCAAATCCTATAACTTTCGCGGCGGTGAAGATTCGAGTAGAGGACATCGTTTATCCTTCTGAAGAGTATGGCGAAAACTCGACCGATTACACTGACTATTTTAGCCCGTCCGCGCTCGAAGGACAAACGTTGTATCAGGTTGTTTATAACTATATCAAAACCCATGATGACAGATTTAAAGGAGCTACGGATATATGACAGACGAACAGAAAGCCGTTATACAAGCGATAATACGCACACTTAATACTTCTATACCCGTTGTAGCGAAAGCGGACTTAGACGCGAAATTAGGCTGTATTCTGGCCTTAGAAAAACTTGCGGAGGACGAACAATGCACAGAATAACGGTTGACGGAAAGTATCTTCTCACCACCCCTATACAGTCCCTTGTTATCGAGGGTGAAAGTCTGGCGGATACCGTCACTATCAGCATACCCTTAGATGCCCGTGATGTAGACCTTGCCGCCGCAGGGTTCACCATAAAGGCGTACTGGCCCATGGACGGCACGGAAGCAAGGTATGTGCTGTATAAAGATGTGGGGGAAGATATAACCCTTACATGGCATATCACGCCGCTGTTTACGGGCAAGCGGGGCATGATGAACCTCACACTTTTAGCCACTCTGGCGAACGATGAGAAGAACATCATAGCCAAGTGGACGGGAACGCGGCCCATTGAGATAATAGCCGACCTTCCCGGTTCCAACCTTCCCACCCCCAGCGTGGCGGAACAGCTTCTTGCCGAGGTGCAGGACTTAGTATCCCAGGCGTTAGGCGCGACAGGCCCCACAGGCCCCACAGGCCCGCAGGGTGAAAAGGGTGAAATAGGCCCCACAGGCCCCACAGGCCCGCAGGGTGTACAAGGCCCTACCGGCCCACAAGGCCCGGAGGGCAAGAAAGGCTTACAGGGCGACGCTGGCCCCGTCGGCCCCCAAGGCCCCGAAGGCAAGAAAGGCGATAAAGGCGACACGGGAGCTGCAGGAGCAACGGGCCCCACTGGCCCCAAAGGTGAACAGGGTATCCAAGGGCCTAAGGGCGACCCCGGCGCCAAGGGAGAAACGGGCCCCAAGGGGGATACGGGAGCCACGGGCGAACGAGGCCCCGCAGGAGCGCACTATACGCCTTCTGTGACCGCTGACGGCGATTTATCGTGGAGTAATAACGGCGGGCTGGAAAACCCCGCTACAGTCAATATACGGGGGCCACAGGGCGCACAGGGAGCCAAGGGCGATACGGGCGAAGGATTTGCCGTGTTGGGCTATTACGCTTCTCTCTCCGCATTACAAGCCGGAGTATCTAACCCCTCCGCTGGCGACGCTTATGGCGTGGGCGCGGGCGAACCGTATGATATATATATCTGGGACGGTGTAAATTCCAAGTGGGTAAACAACGGCCCCTTGCAGGGCGCAAAAGGTGAGCAAGGCCCCACTGGCCCTAAAGGCGATACGGGCCCCAAGGGAGACCCCGGCGCGAAGGGCGATACGGGGGCAAGGGGAGAACAAGGCCCCACGGGCGAAGCCGCCGGATTCGGCACACCTACCGCCACGGCGACCACCCTTGACGCGGGAACCCCCGCTACTGTAGAGGTGACAGCTTCCGGCGCAGATACCGCGAAGGTATTCGCCTTTAAGTTCGGCGTTCCCAAGGGCGAACAGGGCGCGACTGGTGAGCAGGGCGCAAAGGGAGATCAGGGAGCGAAAGGAGACGCTGGAGCAAAGGGCGACCCCGGCCCCTACTTTACCCCCTCGGTATCCGCAGAGGGCATACTCTCATGGAGCAACAACGGCGGCCTGAACAATCCCCCTGAAGCCAACATAAAAGGCCCGCAGGGTGAACAGGGCGAACAAGGTATCCAAGGCCCCGAAGGCCCGCAGGGCATACAAGGCGAACAAGGCATACAAGGAGAGCAGGGAGCCAAGGGTGACCCCGGAGCAAAGGGCGACCCCGGCGCAAAGGGCGACCCCGGCACAGCCGCAGGGTTTGGCACACCCACTGCTACGGCAAACACCCTCACCGCCGGAACCGCCGCCACCGTAAAGGTAACGGCAAGCGGCGCGGACACCGCAAAGGTATTTGATTTTGAGTTCGGCATCCCGCAGGGCGAAAAAGGCGCGACAGGCGACCCCGGCGCGAAGGGCGATACGGGTGAGCAAGGCCCACAGGGTATCCAAGGCCCCAAGGGCGCGGACGGCCCCAAGGGCGACACCGGGCCGTATTTTACCCCCACCGTCTCTGCTGAGGGCATAATCTCATGGAGCAATAACGGCGGGCTGGATAACCCCGCAAGCGTCAGCATAAAAGGCCCGCAGGGGGCAAAGGGCGACACGGGAACGAAAGGCGACACTGGCGCACAGGGCGAACAGGGCCCCGCTGGCCCTAACGAGATAACTGCCGACACCGCGACCAACATTAACGGCCTGCTCAAGGGCGCAGACGGCAAGGTGGCACAGGCCGCAGGCGGCGTGGACTACCAGACCCCGCCTGTTATGGCTTCCTCCCTCCCCGCCAGCGGCGCGGCGCTTACGGCAAACACTATATATAACGTATCCTCTCCTGTAGGTACATACGTGTTTACCCCGCCAACATCCGGCTGGGCGCACGGTAAATTTACTACGGGTAGTAGTGTATCAGTGTCATTTAGCGGCACATTTATGGGCGCGGCCCCGGCAATAGAGGCGAATAAGACCTACGAATTTGACGTATACAATGGCGTGTGGGCAGTACAGGAGGTTGTGAGCGCATGATACACTTGCAGTTTGCTTTACGGCGCAGAATGATGATGGCAGGGGGCGGCGGTGCGCCCATATCCGAGTTGCCGCTGGGGGCGTTGATAAATATAGGCACGGACGGTGGATGGGGTACACCTAACTATGAGATAGCGGACAAGGATAATCTTGTGAGCGGTGGTGTAGTGCTGGTGAGGAAAAATATTTATTCCAGTTCGAAATTTGGTGAGTATTCTCTTTACGCTAACAGCACTTTGGACAATTTGGTAAAAACAACTATTTACAACAGAATGCCTCAGAAGCTCCGTAATAAAATGATGGATGTAACGTTCGCGCTCGCCGGTTCTGAGAGTGTTACTCGTAAGATGTTTGTTCCAACGCTGACTATGATGAGCGGAAGAATGAATGAAACCTATGAAGGTAAAGTTGCATGGGAAGGAGTAGGTTTGCAATTATACACAAACGATGCAAGCAGAATACGAACGAAAAATGGTTATGGAGAGGAATGGTGGTTATCTTCACAATATTCCACCGGAGGGTATACTTCCGGCTACCATGGCGGCGTGAAATATGTTGATTATTTGGGTGGTATTACAGTTTATGGCAACTCTTCTAATAATAGCGATGGCGTTGCCCCCGCTTTTGTAATACCCTCCGATACACCTTACAATGCTACACCAAATACAGACGGTTCATATAATCTAATCCTATAAAAGGAGCAATACAATGCTAAACACAAACTATGCCAAGCTGGCGGGCGGGTATCCCGAATATTTACGCCTGCCGGTTGAACTGAAGTCACCGCTTATAATCAACGGTGTGACGCACCCCGCAGGGGCGCACCTCTCCACCAATGACGATGCGGCAATAAAGGAGCTGGGCTATAAGCCCGTGACCCGTTCCCCCATGCCCTCAAAGGAGGGCTATTATTATACCGAAATATGGGAGGATAACGGCGAAGCGATAGTTCAGAGCTGGACGGAGCATGAGGCGCAGGCCACCACGCAGGACTATATAGACGCGCTTGCGGAGCTGGGGGTGAATGCGAATGACGCGCAGTGAACTTATGGCGCTGGTAGCCGTGCGTAAAGCGGAAATCGAGGCGCACGAGACCGACCTTGTAGAAGTGCTGACGGCGGCGCGGGCGGGGCTTACCCCCACCCCCACGCAGGGCGCACCGTGGGACGCTGAGACCCGCTACATAGCCGGGGATACGGTTGAGGGTGGATATGTCGCCCTCAAATACAGCCGCAACAAGCCCCCTGCCGCAAACCTCGGCACATATTGGGCGGTGCAGACTGTGACCTATCCCGCGTGGGGCGACATCGAGGACGGCACGGTGATTGAGGTAGACACCATAGTGACCTACAACGGCAAAACGTGGCAATGCACCGAGCAGCACATCAAGTCCACCGTCTACAAGCCCAAGGCGGGCAGCTCCAAATGGAGCGAATACACGGAATAAGGAGCCGCACGGCTCTTTTTTCATAATTAAAAAACAAAAATAAAGAAAGGAAAAGAATTATGGACTACACACTCAAAGCTCGTGAAATCGTGAGAGATTATGTAAACGAGCACCTCGACAAGACGGACGGCATAGAGATCAACATAACTGATACTTATGTTGTTTGGCACTGCAAGACCCTCCAGAATTGGAAGACACTGGTATCCACCAAACTCCCCGATGGTATGTATTATGAGGTCACTTACAACGGTGACAAGAACGAAGTGTACCTCGATACATATAAGAAGTTCGAGAACCGCTGCATAAAACTCTAAAAAAGAAAGGAAAACATTATGGAACTTAAAGACACCATCGAACTTATGAACAGCACCGACTATAAGGAGCGCTTTAGAGCTGAGTATTATCAGACAAAAAACCGCTATGACAAGCTCGACAAAATGTGTTGTCTCTATGAGGCAAAGAAGCTGAACTTCACGCCAAGCTGTCCCCTTGAGCTGCTCACCGAGCAGAAACGGCATATGGGGAATTACCTCCATTGCCTGAAGGTTCGCGCGGCGATCGAAGAAATAGAACTTTAAAGAAAGGAAAACTACCATGAAGAAACTCACTTGTATCCTCGCGGTAATGCTCATGCTGTGCCTTTGCACCGTAGCCTACGCCGCAACCGTCACCATCGTCGAGGACGACGAGATCAAGGTGGAAATA